GCGCATGGCTTCGAGGTTGGGATCGTCGTTGAAGTTAAGGCGCGGCAGCAGTTCGCACAGGCTTTGGACATGCTCGATGCTGCTCTCGTGGAACCGGGACTTGGGATCGTTTACCTTAACCATCTTCTCCACAAGGTGCTCGACCCGGTCGTAGAGCCGCTGCCATACGTCCTTCATTGCGGAAGCACTGGCGTGTTGAACACGTTCTTCCACGTCACGTTGAATACGGGACAGTTCATCGCTGCCAATGCTTACACGAAAGTCGTTAGACGGAACCGGGAACACGGCCATATCCATCTTGAACTTGGCAGCGATATCCTTCTCGTGGGGGTAGTCCTCTTCGCGGTAGAGCGAACCAAGGAACCGCTTGGCGTCTGCCTTGAGCAACGCATAGTTGCTGGTGAACAGGTTAACCAGCGTATCCCACTCGCTCTTCTCGCGGCGGAACTCAGTGATGAAGTTAAGGTAATTGGCAGACGGCAGCATCTGCGTACCCTCGATGCCCCACGGCAACGTGTTCTCGTAGTACTTATTGCGGATATAACCTGCCTTCTGGTGGACGTTGGACAGGTAGTCGTTCATGGGCAGGAGGGATTTGTTGTAGCGACCAACGGAAGCGTTGACACCATGGCTATGGGCAACCTCTTGGGTTGCCTTCTTGTCGTACTTTCGTGCAGTCCACTGGGAGATGTTCAGTTGGACAAGCAGAGCGCGGTCAGAAAGGTTCATGGTAGTATCCTTTGGTTAGCCTCATCAGTGCCAGCGTCACTGGCAGACAGGGGCCGTAGCCCCTGTTTCGGCTTAGAACATTACATCGTGGTGCTTGACCACCCAGTTGCCGAACGCTGCCGTATTGTGCAGTGCCTTGTCACGACGAACGGCCATGCTAACCGTGAGAACGCTGAACTCAGGCGACATACGCTCAACGTACTGGCAGACACGTTCAAAGTTGGAAGCGGTAGCACGCATGGCGAGAGAACCCGACAGGGCGTAGAGCGTAGCAGGATCGGTAGGTACATCAGCAGTGGTCGGGTTAAGCAGGATAGCGTCAGGGTTGGGCAGCTTGCGGAAGATACGCAAGAACCCAGTAAACTCAGCGGCAGGACCCTCGCCCACTGCACCCTTGAACGTATCGAACTCGACCTCCTTGGGCACCACGTCAATGGCAGGGCTGACACGCTCAGCCCAACCACGGGGGGTAGCATTCTTGGAACGCTGCGGATCGAAGTCATGCAGCAGTGCCGTCTTGAAGTTGATGAAGGCGATAACCTCGGGACGAACGCCGTTGTTAGAGGCCCACTGCGTCCAATCCATGTGGTGTGTTTCAAGCTCGAACTCGTACTCACGGTCAGCCAAGTGGCTGAGCACACGGTTGGCACCAGCACGATCCTCCTGCCTATTGCCAGTAGAGAGGATATACCAGTTGTCAGCGATGGGAACGCCGTGAAGCTCACGCTCTTGGACAAGGTTAGCCAACGCCTTCTGGAGGTCGTTGCCAGCCTGATTACGGTCATCGAAGCACAGCACACCGGGCTGTCCGTTGTCGTGCTTAGACCCCTTGGCAGGGAACCAATCGGGCAGCTTGTAGTAAAGCTGCGGCTTATCCACCATGGGCACACCCAAATCTTCGACGGGCATGGTGGGCAGATGCCGCTGGATGTACTGATAGCCAAGACCCTTGGCTACCTGCTTGACGATGGAGGTCTTACCACCGCCGGGAGGACCGACGATAACAGCGGAGGACTTGACCTCGTTGCGAAGCAACGATGAGATTGTTTCAACCAGAAGTGAAGCTCTCATATTTAGGTTCCTTGTTGTTGTTGGTGGGTTGGTCGAGGTCGGGAGTGTCGCATGGTCCGGCTGGGCGGTCGATGCGGCACGGTGTCGCAGGGAGCCGCTGCCCCTGATTTGTCGTGGGTAGTCCCTGCTACGCAGGGTCGCAGGGGGCCGCTGCCCCTGATTTGTCAGGGGCAGTAACTGTTAGTTTAGAAGTAATCAAGTCACCTGCTTCGCAATGGTAGGAACCTTCATGCTAGGAGCGTACAACCGCTTCTTGTACCCATGGCCTACGTTGATAGAGCGATAGTACTTAGCCGCTTTATGGATATCCCCCACGAAACGGTATCGAGTGCGGTACGCACTACGGTTCTTGCCCACTTGGACGAGAAATTCTGTCCGATTAGTGTAGGCCATAAGCTTGCCGTCGAGGGTTACAGTCTTGATTTCAATATCCATTTGTTTCCCTTTAGCCTCATCAGGCAGCGCATAACGCTGCGACCGCCTCACGGCGGTTTCGGCTTAGAGGTAGTAGTCAAGGACAGTGAAAAGCCCAAGGGCAAGCAGGGTCAACAGCACCCACAGGTAACCATCAGCCACGTCTCCAACGGGGGATTTATCCAGCATAGCGCACCTCATGCGAAGAACGTGAACTCAGCCACATCACAGGCTAAAACACCATAGGGTGCAGCGTCATGCCAACGCATAAACTCAGTGTCTTCCGACACATCGACGCAGTGGCAGGACCCGTAAGTACGGACCATGTCAGCGGTAAAGGCTTCAAGCTGAGCTTGATCCTCATCCTCCAAGCCACTATCATCTGAGTTTATCAGAGGTGAGGCCCAGTGGGTGGGCAGCATGAGGGTGTAAGTTTTGATCTTAGCCATGGAATATCTCCCTGCAAAGCTTGTTGAAACCATAGTCGGACATAAGGGCCAGTGCCTCATCGCTCGGCAGCTTGCCACGGTTGCACGTCCGGGTTGCCCCGGACGCTCTTTGTGTGATGAATACCGTATGGTTGCCGACATAGCGCAACCGCCAGCATTCGGTGTCAATACTTAACCAATTAGACATTACCGTGGAACCTTTCATAAGTGAGTGCGCTATAGCCAAGCCTATCCAAGAGCTTGATCTGCTCATAGGTCAAGAGGACCGTCTCGCAGTGCGGATGCGTTTGCGTCCTATGCCTTGAGGTCGTCGGGCCGAACTTTTCCTTGTTCTCGAACCACGTATTGGCCCTAGGAACGTAGACGAACAGCGGCCAGTGTGAACCGTAACTGTAAACAGTATAGCGTCCGGTGTCGGACTCAGGTTCGCCAATCCAATTGGCATAAAGCTGACCGTTGCTGTTCTTGAACGGCTCCCTGCGCTGGACGTAAGAACGTGAGTGGCGTCCGTTAATTCGTTTAACCATTACTTATCTCCTTTAGCCTCATCAGCGTGGGCAATACCCACGGACGGTGGTGCCCCAGCACCACCGTTTCGGCTTAGGTATGGACGTAACCATCCTGCTCAATCGCCAGCCACATGCCGCACCAGTGGACTACCACTGCGTTATCCATCCCAAAGGTGGGCTGGACGGTTCTACGGAAGTTTCGATAGCTGATACCCTTAGCCTTGAGGTCACCTTGGATATGCTTGCGCTTGAGGGAAATGGCTTGGGCTTTGGTGATGCGAAGCATTAGGCATACTCCTTGTTGAGGTGGAATTGGGCGGTATCCATGGCGTCACCCTTATGGTCAGTGTGATAATCGCTTAGGTGGAGGTACTCACCATTAAGAAAGAACTGTACAGTGTACTCATTCCACTCCCTATCCCAACGTACCTTAACGCTGCGGCCATTGGGGTTGGACCCGGTGAAGATGATGCGGTTAGCCATAGATCAGTACTCCGTGTTAACAAACATTACAGTGCAGATACCATAGGGGCGGAAGGCATAGCTATCGCCGTAGTCGTCGAGGCGACCCTTCACACCGGACAAACCCATGAGAGCCTTAGCCTTACGAAGGATAGCCGTTCGACTGGCAGCACCATCGAGTGTAAACTCAGCCCTCCTAACCCAACAGTAGTTTGCTTCTCCACCGAACGTGTCGGTGTATTCAACTGTAAACTTAGTCATATGTATACCTCCATCGGTCGGTGATCGACCGGACCGTGAGTGTCCCACAAACCCGGCTGACCGTCGATGCGACACGGTGTCGCACCCCTTAATGTGTAAACTTAGCCTAAGTATACTGTAAACTATCTGTGTTTGGGGTGTAAACTATCCGAACTATCTATTGTAAACAGATAGGCTAAGTGCTTGATATTGCCACTGAATTTCACTACTATCTGAACTATCTGTGTTTTTTGTGTTAATGTGGGGGTAATTTAGGGAGGCAGCGGTTTACATAGGCGTTATGCGTAAATGGGAATAACGGTGGAAAAAACCCCCCCGACTCTTAAATTTTTACGGATAGTATAGATAGATTAGATAGTTAAAAGGTTAGGATTCGGCTAAGTCCTTGGTATCATTGGAACTTCCACAAACTTTACGTAAAGTTTAATGTTCTGTTAACGTCAAGTTTCAAAACAGATAGTTTAGATTGCTGCACTGCACAAATCGCTAAGTCATTGATTTCATTGAGTGTAAACTTTCAAATCACAGATATTTGGCATTAACAGTACATTAACTTTACACTTTTCGCTTTACAGTAACCTTAACTATATGTTGCAGTGCGGTAAGTGTACATTTACAGTAAACGTATACCATAAGCCTTAGCTGTCCATATTTTTAGGGCAAGCTATAGGCCCCCGACGTATGGTCCTACTACACACCAAAGCGCGACCGCGCGCACGCAGGCAACAAAAAACCCTCCCGAACCGAAGTCCGAGAGGGTGGGGGTTAGCGTTGACTTGCAAACCACGTCAGCGCGTCAGCGACCGAGTGGAAGTGGCCGAGGCCGGGGCCGATCCAGTATCCATCTGGGTGACGCAGCTCCCAGAACTTGCCGCTGGCGCGGTAGCGAAGAATGTAGCGCATTGTGTTCTCCTTTGGTTGTGGGTGGCGGGGTCATTCCCGCCACCCTTGTTTGTTACCGTTGGCTGAGCACCTCGATCCGGTGCCGCTCTTTGAGGCGGCGCTTAATCGCCTCACTATACTTTCGCTTGACGGTAACTTGTACCGTGTAGCGTTTGCCCTTGACCTTCACGGTCAGCGTCAGGTGCTTGTTCACTTTAAGTTTCCTTTTGTTTGAGGGAGGTGGTTCCCGCCCGGAGGCGGGAACCGTTGGTGTTACTTGGCCTTTTTGGCGTCGCGAACCTTGGATGCGGCCTTGCGGGTCGCTTCGTCCGGCATATCCTTTCGATTGGCCTTGATGAAAGCCTTAGCGGCTTCGATCTGCGGCTCGAACTTATCCCACTGGTCGAGATAGAACGAGAAGGCAACCGATCCGGGCAACTGAACCGCCATACGTCCCAAGTTATCCTTAGAGATGCCAGCGGTCTTGCCGTTCCCGGCCTTCGCTTTGGCTTCCGCTTCATCGGCACGCTTTTCAGCGTCCCGAACGCGAGCCTCGAACTCTGCCAGTTTGGCAGCCATTTCAGCTTGCATTGCCTGAAGCGACACGCCAGCGTTGGACTTAGCCATTTTAGTTCTCCACAATGTTAATCAGCAGGGCAGGATTGCCCTGCCGAACTGGAGAGCACTCGCTTTCCAGTGACTTCGATATGGCATAGCAGTACCAGATTGTCAAATCAGCGTGCAATCCCAGCGGTTTGGGCCTTGCCGCGCCATAGGCGTTCGTGTGCACCGCGCACGCGCAAGCGCGGCGGAAGGGTGGCACCGGGGGGTACATGGACAAAGAAAACCGAACGGCCCCCCAAATGTAGGCAACCTCGGACTCCACAAGCTTGATTTCCTCCCCCCAGTGTTGTAGCATCCATTAAAGTATAGAGAGGTCCCATGTATAAAAAGCCCCTGCCGCCCATCGAACGACTTATGGAATTGTTGTCGTATGATCCCGAAACTGGGGCTTTGCAGTGGAAGGTCGCTACGCACCATAAATGCTCAAAGGGTACTATCTGTCCCGGTATTGGTTCGCATGGGTATAAGATGGTTACTATTGATCGTGTGACGTATCTTCAGCACCGCATCATCTGGGCCATGCAGACAGGATATCCCCCACCGGACGACCTCATTATCGATCACATCGATGAAGACCCAAGCAACAACCGGTGGGGTAACTTGCGTTTGTTGGATAATGCTGCGAATGTGTCACGTAGTAGTAAGCACAAGCGGCTACCTGTCATTGTACCCCATAAGAATGGAGGTTTCCAATGTTGGAAAGGTCGTACCTATGTGGGGCGTTTCGCATCGAAAGAGGATGCCTTGGAAGCTGACCCTGCAAAAACCATAGATATGCGGAAGAATACCACGCCCATCGTTCGCGTGCGCAAAGGTAAGTCAAAGTCCGGTTGGGAGGCCCGTGTTTATATTAACGGTAAGCGTATCCATCTCGGCACATTCCCGACGCGGGAACTTGCGTTGCAAGCGCCGATCCCAAAAATATCCGACCCCCGAAACTAAAGGTAACATTAACACAGTTAAGTTTAACCCAAGCCTTTGATCCGTCACACTATTCTTGCTAAAAACGCCCCGACGCTTGGTCGGAGTATACCCATGGCAGAGTGCTTGCGGTGTAGTGTTGCCTATGCGCAACGAAACTCGCTCCACAACTATTGCTCACGACGATGCAGAGATAAGGCGCTGCACGGTGTGGAGTACCAACGAGCATGGGTAAGCGGTAACTGGCAGCGATACCTCAACCGATTGGCAAGGGCGAGGCAAGCCCGCAAGGACCTATCGACCCAAGACCTGCTGGATGTTCTCGAAGAACAAGGTGGGCGCTGCGCGCTCACTGGCGTCAAGATGACCAACATACTCGTTGAAGGCCGCAGGGTCTGGACGAATGCCAGTGTAGACAGAATAATTTCTGGTGGTCCCTACATCAAAGGCAACATCCAATTGGTGTGCGCGGCGGTCAATAACTTCCGCTCACAGATGTCAATCGAGGAGTACCGTGAATGGTGCCGCCTCGTCGCGCGGTTCCGTGGTCTACCGAAGAGGAAATGATATGTGCCCGCTTTGCCCAACTGTCGTTGTCTGGAACGATATCTTCGATGAAGGCTCCGAGTGGATACACCCCGGTGCGCCAGATATTTTACCGATCAAGGTCCGCTCTACTGGATATCTTCTACAGAGCACAGAGGACTTTGTTGTGATCGCCCGCGACTACTACGACCATGCTGAGCAGCGCGTGTACGGTGGCCGGATGGTAATTCCAAGAGGTTGCATTGACAGCATAACCTGTATTGACCTATAGATATGGTATGTTCTCACCAGTTGACTACACCAAATGGACGGATCGGCTGTGCTTCGACATCGCACTGCGCCTCGAAGGTAGTGGCGAAGATATCCCCGATATCCTCCAACGTCATGGTATCTCTCCCTCTGACCTCGCGGAGTTCTCGAAGGACCCGGTCTTCGACAAGAAGGTCAAGCACTACCGGGACGAAATCCGTGAGAAGGGCATCACCTTCCGGCTCAAGGCCCGCGCACAGGCAGAAGAGCTTCTCACGACCTCGTGGACACTCATTCATCATCCTGATGTGTCAGCCGCCGTCAAAGCGGATTTAATTAAATCCACCGTCAAGTGGGCCGGTCTCGAAGTCAAGGGTGACACGCCAGAGAGCGCAGGCGGTGTTTCGATCACGATCAACCTTGGTGGCGAGAAGCAGGAGATGAAGCTTGTCGAACATGAGTCTGTTGAGTGAACTGACGTTCGCCACGGCGAACGAAGCAAAAGCGATGGAAGACGAGTTACGCGCCGAAGGCGCTTCGTTCCGCACGCGGATCGTAAAGACCCGCAAGCGTGGACTGGAATACAGGATAAGTCTGCTCAATGGGCCTTGACATAAATAAACACCGCCACTAAGATGGCTGGATGAAAAAACTGTTGCCGAGCCAAGAATACCTTATTTCCCGGTTGAATTATAGCCCCGAGTCGGGGTTACTCCACTGGAAGCCTCGCAGCCCGGATACATTTGCAGATGGGCGCAGGTCGGCTGCGTGGTCGTGTAATAACTGGAACGCAAAGTTTGCAGGTAGGGAAGCTTTCACTACCACATCAAATGTTGGGTACAGGATGGGTCTGATTGACGGAGTGGCTTATGTTGCAGCGCGAGTAATTTGGAAATTGGTGTATGGGTACGATCCTATAGAGGTCGATCATATAAATCGGATAAAGACAGACAACCGTTTATGTAACCTGCGCGAGGTAGATCGGTCTGCAAACTGCTTGAACCGTGGGCTTTTGCGGAACAACAAGTCCGGTGTTTCTGGAGTTTATCTTGAAGTATCAAGTGGTCTGTGGGTGGTGGAAGTAGCAGGAGTACGGTATGGGCGGCGCAAGGATAAAGCCGCAGCGATTGAGTTACGGAGGTCTGTGCAGTGGGTTTAACCATCGATTACACGCCGCCTGCCACCGGCAAGAAGTTCATGGCATCAGACGCCAAGATGCGTGTGCTTCTGGGACCTGTCGGCTCGGGCAAGAGCGTTACCTCCTCCTTTGAGATCGTACGGCGTGCGTCCATGCAGGCTCCGAACGCGCAGGGCATACGCAAGACCCGTGCGGCAGTTGTCCGCGAGACGGCGCGTCAGCTTCAGGATACCACCATCAAGACCTTTCTCGACTGGTTCCCACCGGGGGTGTGCGGCGAGTATATGCGCACCACGAAGACCTATTTCTTCAGGGTCGGGGATGTCGAGTGCGAGATCATGTTCCGCGCTCTTGATGACGCGGATGATGTGGCGAACCTAAACTCGCTCGAACTGACCTTCGCGTGGTTCAACGAGTGCCGGGACATCCACCCCGACATCGTGGACGCCATGTCCAAGCGCATCGGGCGCTTTCCATCCGCGAAGGACGGCGGGCCAACGTGGCACGGAATGTGGGGGGATACCAACCCGCCGACCATGGACACATGGTGGTACTACCAGCTTGAGGGCCTCGACCCCAAAGATGGCGTGTCGCCCAACAACAACGGCTGGGCAGTGTTCAAGCAGCCGTCAGGCCGCAGTCCGTACGCAGAGAACATCGAGAACCTCCCTGACGGGTACTACGACACACAGGGCCGCAGCGATGAATATATCCGGGTCTACATCGACGGTGAGTACGGCCTCAGTTCGGCGGGTATGCCTGTGTATAAGTACTTCCGTACTGATTATCACATGGCCTCTGAGCGTCTTCGCCATATTGCCAATGGCGTGCGTCCCATTGTGGTGGGCATGGACTTGGGCCTTACGCCTGCTGCTGTCATCGGTCAGCAGGACCCGCGTGGACGCGCACTTGTTCTCGCGGAGGCGGTCAGCTTCGACATGGGAGTCCAGCGGTTCGTGCGCCAAATCCTCAAGCCACTGCTCATCGAACGCTTCCCCGGCTCACCCATCCTCGTCGTCACGGACCCCGCTGGCATCCAGCGGGCGCAGACGGATGAAAGGTCTGCTGTAGATATCATACGAGCAGAAGGACTGAAGGTAATACCTGCGAGGACCAACTCCATCTCGGCGCGTATTAACGCGGTGGACGACTTCCTGATGCGGCAGGTGGACGGCGATCCCGCGTTCCTCGTAGACCCCGGATGCACACAACTCAAAGCTGCGATGATGGGCGGATATCGCTACAAGCCCAAGGGTGATAGCGACATCGATAAGAACAAGCACAGCCATGTGGCTGAGGCCCTTCAATACTTGATGTTACACATCGCCACGGCGGGCGAGGGTATGGCCCTCCAGCAGAAGCGTGAGATCAAAACGCTTGCCGCCGCAGGCTGGACATGATAGCTTCCGCCTCGGTTTCCTCCCATGGAACCCCCCTGACTTGGCCCTCTGCACCCAGCAGAGGGCTTTTTCTTTTGGGTATTGCAACCTTGACGGCGTTGCTGTACACATGCCATACTTACAGCAGGAGACCCTCTATGGCTGTCATTTCGTTTACCCGTTCGGAGCCTTCGGCGTCCGTAGCCAAAATTGTCACATGGACGGCCATCGCCAACGCTGATACGGCTACTCCATTCCTGCCGGTTGACCTCGACACAGCCGTGGCCTCGGTCCAGATCAGCGGCACGTTCGGCGGTGCCACCCTTACCCTTCAGCAGTCCAACGACGGCACGAACTGGTTCACAGCCAAGACGCCCACCGGTGATGACGTGGTGGCTACCGTTGCTGGTATGTTCGAGATATCGCTCTCAGGTCTCTACATTCGCCCCAGTATTGCCGGTGGCTCCAGTTCATCAATTAACGTGATCCTCGTCGCACGGGGTTGATATGAAGAAAAAGGTGCAGGTCCTCTATCGGAGGTTACGGGCCGTTGCGGCTGGTGGACCCGGCGGACCAGATGATGTGCTCCTGCTTTCCAACGGCACGGACGGTCTGCTCCTCGTTGACGGCACTTCCTTCCTTAAACTCGCATCTTCCTCGTGAGGCTGACCAATGGCTGATACCAAACTTGCTGACCTGACGGCGCTAACAACGCCCAGCGGCGATGATATTCTCTACATCGTGGACAATCCTGCTGGCACGCCGCTGGACAGAAAGATTGCGCTGGACAACCTGTTCACGCGCGGCACGATCACCGCCGACGCACCCGTGCTGAACATGTCCCAGACATGGAACAACGGCGCGGTGACGTTCACCGGACTGAAGTTCAACGCGGCAACTGGGTCCAACGCCGGGTCGGCATCAGGCTCGCTGCTGATGGACTTGCTGTTGGAGGGGACGAGCAAGGTGGCGTTTGGAAAAAACGGTAGTCTTTCGCTCAATGGCGGACCACTTAACACAGGAGAATTAAACACTCCAACTTCTGGCGGTTTACGGTTTGGATCGGCTATTCACGGCGTGTTTCCGAATGGGAGCAACGAAACACATCTGATTTGCGCTGGTACGACAGCCGCGTTTTTTAGAAATTCTGCAACTTTTGCTGTGTTTCAATTCTATGGGGTTAAGTAACGCCAGCGCAACCGCAGACGTTATCTTGTCCCGCCGCGCCGCCGCCAACCTCCGCTTTGGCGCAGCCGACGCCGCCGCACCCGTAG